GTTAGTATTAGATTTGGTAATTCGCGAGGACCCGAACCTATCGCTAGATTCCCTCCAATTTAGTACTACTCTGTAGCACACGGTACGCAAACATTTTACACATACATATATAATAGCATTTGATATTTTTATTTGGTTTTTAGTTGTTTATTTATATTTTTATTTTTATTTTGATTATATTTTTTATGGAATGACAGTACGATGCTACGTAACTACCACCACCCCTGTATGTTTCCCTGGTAACATGAACGGTTATCTATGTAATTATAGAAAGGTTTTCGCAAAGGTGCCTAATCCTGGGTAGAATGAATCACCTATGACTCCTGCTACAGACTTAAAGGAACTTTGTTTTGCTACATCTGCAATCACCTTCATCCAACCAATTGGATCTACGGATACCATTGCTGAGTCTCCTGCAATAAAAGAGTTCCCTGCTGATGAGATATATGGTGTACCTTCCAAGTGATAGGTTATCTGCAATTCCATAACAGCAGAACTGGCGGGTAGGCCAGATGCCGCTACGATTATTGATTCAAATCCTGCCACACGTAAGTAACTTGCATCTCCGGATTGTACATTGGTCAAACTAGATTGATCTGTGATATTGTAGCCGATGGCATTGTCAGTAGTCTCTCTAAAAGAGAACGCCTCTGGTGAGGTGATTTTACTGTATACTGTCCTTGGCTTTTCACTAATCGCTACCATGGTTGTTTCAAAGCTATCTGGCAAATTCACTAAAGCGGGAGTATTAACTAGTCCTGCATAGTTTGGAATTCCGTAAGCTTGCAATGTGTTTGCTGCAGTTGCATTGGCGTTGTTGATATTTGGCATTATTCCTCCTACTGGGTCGCCTTTTGTGTTTAAGTTCGATGAGATAGGAATCTTGGCAATTATTATTTTACCTTGATTGCTTGTCATTGAAGCAGTACCCATAACCTGTATACCCCATCCCACGATTCTGTAATTTGTTAGCTGCTGAGCGAATGCTGCTTTGTCTGTGTAAGCTAGTCCACTAGTAATGGTCGTTCCATCAAGGAGTTGCCAGTTACCTGCACCAGTCATGCTTCCTCGCGGAGATATGACATGATGAAATGCACTAGGAAGGCAGATAGCATCAAGTTCACCAGAAGCGCTACTCGTGAGAGTAAAAGATCTAGTAATGTGACGAGTTGACGTCGGAATACAGTACATATCTGGAACACGAGCTCCTTGCGCCATTGCTGAGAATGGGTTGTCAAGGGCTGCTCGGTAATTTGATAGGGCTGAACCTTGTGACATCTGTTTGCTGTTATTAGAGCCTTTATTTGCTTTTGGAGGACGCGGAGGAGCGCCTTTCTTCTTTTGTTGACCTTTACCTTTCTTGGTACTTTTACCATTTATAAGCACCATTTTATTATGATTAATGTTTTCTTTTAATTATTTATTTATTATTATTATTA